AACGGTACAACTCAAACATTAAAGGCAGGTCAACAAATACAAACCACTAATACTACTAATGGATCTACTTCTACAATTACAGCTACAGGAGATTTTAGAAATAGTAAATTTATTATTGGAGAACCTTATGAAATGCACTATCGCTTTAGTAAACAAAGGCTAACAGAACAAGGTGCAGGTTCACCAGAATACATAGGAGGTCGATTACAATTACATCATTTTTATATTAAATACGAAGATGCTGGCTTTTTTAAAGTAGAAGTAACACCAGAAAATAGAAGCACATCAACCTATGAATTTACAGGTAATTTATTAGGATCGGGTTCAGCAACTATAGGACAAATAAATTTAGATACAGGAACTTTTAGGGTACCTGTTATGAGCAAATCAGACAGAGTAGATATAGATGTAAAGAACAATACTTTTTTACCTACAAGATTAGCTAGTGCAGAATATGAAGGAGTATTTCACATGAGGAGTAGAAGAATATAATGGGATATTTAAGAAAATCAAATATCAAAGATTTTAAATATGTAGTAGATAACATGAGAGTTATGGATAAGATTGAAGCCTTATATCAAACAGGCTTGAGTCCAGAAGATGCTCTTAGTTATACCTTCTTAGGTAGTAAAACCAATATGACTGTTGCTGATGATAATGACCAGCCGATAGGTTTATGTGGTGTACAGAAAGATGGTTGTATATGGTTTGTTGCTACAGATGAATTGTTTGATAATAAAAAATATAGAATACAATTAATAAGACAGGGCAAAGAATGGGTTGATAATCTACTTGAGTCTTATAAAATACTTTATAATTATGTATATGCAGAAAACACTTCTGCTATAAAATGGTTGAAAGCTCTTGGTTTTACTTTTATAAAGTTGCATGAGAGTTATGGTTATCAAAAAAAACCTTTTTACGAATTTCTGAGGATCGCCTAGATGTGTGTTGCTGTTGCATTAGGATTGACAGGTAAAGCTGCAACAGCATTTAATATTGGTTTAGGTCTTACTGTCGCTAATTCTTTTGTTCAAAGTGCTGCTGCTAGAAGTGCAGCTAATCAAACATACAATCAAGCTTTAATAGCTAACCAATCAGCAGAAGCCGATAAAAGACAAAAACAATTAGCTCTTTCAGAAAGAAAAGCAGAGGAAGAAAAGTTTGCAGCACAAGATAAGTTTGCAAAAACTATTGATGCTTTACAAGCTAGTCGATCTATAATAGCTTCAGAACAAGCAGGTACAACTGTAGGATTATTATTGATGGATCAAGAAAGGCAAGCTGCTAACTATAGAGAAAAAATAAATCAAAGTTTAGAGTCAATGCAAAGACAGTATTTATTTAATATTGAATCAACAGAATCAGAATTTGCAAATAGAAGAAATCAATTACAAAGTAATATAAATCAAGCTTATAATGCTATACCAAGTTTAGGTCAAACTTTATTAAATATCGGCACTCAAGGTGCTGGTTTGTACCTTAATGCACTTCCAACTGGTTAATTATGGTTTTACAAGTAGGCACTAAACAATTTCAAAGTACAGCAGGGGAAAGTTCTAGAAGACCTGTAGAAACTTTTGTTCGACCTGTAAGTGTATTACCTAAAACTGGAATGATGGAGTTAGCTGAAACATTGCAATCCATAAATCCTACGTTGCAAAAATTTGTAAATTATACAATACAAAAAGAAAAACAAAAAGGGATAATAGAAGGTCAAAATCAAATTTTAAGTTCTACACCTACAGAAATAAATAAAATAAAAAAAGAATTAGAAAAAAAAGAAGGTAAAAGATTTGCTAGAAATTTTGTTGGTGGAAATATATACACACAATATGGAATAGAAAAACAATTAGCAATTAATTTAGGTAATGCAGCAGAAGCAAAAACTAAAAAGTTTTTTAATGAATATCAAGTAAATATTAATTTACCTAATGGAGAAACAATACAGCAACCTTTATCACAGTTTGATGTTGACTCACCACAATTTGACGCAGCAGTAAATGAATTTCAAGAAACAAATTTACTTGATGTAAAAGGAATTAGACCAGAAATATTAACTGAACATTTTTTACCAAGACAAAATTTAGCCTTACAAAAAGCTATTGGTAAACATACAGAAGATAGAGCCGATCAAAAAATAAAATTAGCTACTACATCTTTTTCAAATTCACTTTTAGGTAGTTGGAATAATATAGACAATATCAACGATAGTATTGAACTTAATGTTATAGACGATAACTTTATTGATGATGGTTCTGGTTTATCCCAAGCAGAAAGTATTGCTCTTAAAGAAATTCAAGACAATGCAGATTACATGGTAAGTATTGGGCTAAGTGAAGCTGTATCTCCTGCAAGTTTTAAAAATTATATTACAAGTAGCGTGAATACAATTCTTCAATCATATAAAGATTCTGATATGAGTGAATTAGAAGCTATGGAAGAGATAGATGATTTTATAGATTTTATAGGCAAAGTAAAAGTAGGACCAAAAGGTCTTACTAAAACAGGACAGACAGTACAGAAAGATCTAAAAAGTTTTCTTGATGCAGATAATACTATAGTAAAACTAAAAAAAGAAATCTTTGAAGAATTAAATAGTCTAGCAAAAGAGCTAACTGAAAAAGCTAAAGCGATAACGGAGTAGAGTATGTCACCATTGGAATGCGTGAAGTTTGGTCACGATATTGGCCAATTAAAGCCAGCAATTA